GTGGCCACTGTCACGATCTGGTGCACTCATCCTTTCGCCCGGCACAATTGGTGTCCTTATTTTTGCGATTTGTTTCTGAGTGATAAGCACAACGCGAATACCAGATGGTGATCCTATGAACATTCCTGTGAGCATTTCCAAGAACATGAACCGTGCGTATTCGGTTCTGGAAGTGAAAACGGTTGACGAAGATCAGCGTATCATTTCCGGCATCGCCACCACGCCTTCGGCAGATCGCGTTGGTGACATTGTGGAGCCACTAGGCGTTAAGTTCAAAAATCCGTTGCCGCTACTTCACATGCACCGATCGGATCAGCCGGTTGGTACGGTGAAGTTTGACAAGGCGACCAAGGAAGGAATCACGTTTACTGCTAAGATGCCACGCATGGCCGCGTCTGGCCCATTGAAAGATCGCATTGATACCGCGTGGGAAGAAGTCAAACTGGGTTTGGTGCGTGGCGTGTCTATCGGGTTCCGTCCGATTGAAATGTCGATGATGGATGACGGTGGAATTCGTTTCCTGAAAAGCGAAGTTCTGGAATTGTCGCTTGTTACTATTCCGGCGAATGCCGAAGCCAGCATTCACACGATCAAGTCTCTGGATGCCGAAGCAATGGCCGCGACTGGCCCTACCGGTCCAAACGGATCGATTGGTGTAGATGGCATTTCCCCTCCCGGCGTCACGGGACCAAAGATTGTTGCACCTGTGATTAAAGCCGCCCCAAAGGAGGGCAAGATGAAAACCTACGAAGATCGAATCAAGGATTATGAAGCCACGCGCATGGCGAAGGCCGCGCGGATGGCCGAACTGATGAACGCTTCCGGTGAGGAAGGCGAGACGCTGGGCGAAGCCGAGCAGACCGAATACGATACCGCTCGCGACGAAGTTAAGGCTATCGATGCTCACCTCGTGCGCCTGCATGAGATGAAGGCGATGGCTGTAACGCAGGCGGTGCCGGTAGTAGCGACTACTCCTGATGTCGCAAGCAAGTCACGCGGCGGCGTCAAGGTCGAAGTGATCGGCTCGATGGTGCCGAAAGGCATCACCTTTGCCCGGTTGGCAATTGCCAAGATGATCGCTTCCCGTGAAATGTGCCCGCCGCATGAAATTGCGAAAATGCGTTGGCCGGATCAGCCGGAGATTCAGACTATCCTCAAGGCAGCGGTCACCGCTGGCTCCTCCACCACGATGTCAGGGTTGGTCGAGCCGCAGATGTATACTCAGGAGTTCATCGAATATCTGTGGCCGCGAACCATCATCGGCAGGATTCCGGGTTTGACGCGGGTGCCGTTCAACATCAAGGTCCAGCGCCAGATCACCGTTAGCTCGGTCAACTGGGTCGGTGAAGGCAAGCCGAAGCCGGTCAGCAAAGGCAGCTTCGATACCGTGACGCTTGGTTACTTCAAGATCGCGGGCATCGTCGGGCTCACGGATGAAATCGTGCGGTTCTCTTCGCCATCGGCGGAAGCTCTGGTGCGCGATGAACTGGCGAAGGCGATCATCAAGCTGATGGACAAGGACTTCCTTGATCCGGAAAAGGCGGCGGTTGCCAACACGTCACCGGCATCGGTCACTAACGGTGTCACTCCGATCACGGCATCGGGCACTGCCTATTCCAATTTCGTCACGGACTTCGGTCTTGTGATGGCAAACTTTGATGCGGCTGAAATCGACACCAGCAGCCTCGTCATGATCACGCGTGCGCGTCAGGCTCGCACCTTGGGACTGATGCTCAATGCGCTCGGCCAACCGCTATTCCCGAATGTGGGAGCGACCGGTGGCAATATCATGGGCTTTACCGTCATCACTTCCACTAACGTGGACTATACGGAAGACAGCCCGCAGGAAGGCGACAACATCATCTTCCTGAATGCGCCGGATATCTTCCTTGCGGATGACGGCTCGGCACAGATCGATGTGTCGCGTGAAGCTTCGGTGCAGATGAACGATGCGCCGGATGATCCTGCGTCTGCTTCGACTGTCATGGTTTCGGCATTCCAGCAGAACTTGGTGTTCGTACGTGCAGAACGCTACATCAACTGGCTGAAGCGGCGCGCTGAAGCAGTCCAGTATATCAAGGCGGCCAAATACGCTTAAGGTTTCCTTCCGATCCTATAGCGTTTGAGTCGCATGGTGAGAAGACCGGGGCTTGCAGTCCCCAAGCCAATGGCTCCGGTCTTTTTCTTTTTTTCAAACGGAGTTCATCCCATGGCTGATAAAGTTAAGCTGGTCGCGAAGGAGCGTTTTACCTACGCTGGCAAGAATGTCGAAAAGGGTGAGGAGTTTGAAGCTGGCGCGGAAGATGTTGGGTTGCTGACGGCAGCATTTCGGCCGATGGCGGAGAAGAAGGGCAATGATGTTAGTCCGCTATCCACCAAGGACTTGCCGCCCGCCACGAAGCCCTATCCCACCGCTTCTATTCGCGCTGGGGAAGCTACCGGCAAAGCGACTAATAAAAATTCAAAAGCTGAAGGCGCGGCCAAGTATTCTCGCCGCGATATGAAAGCCGAAGACTGATATGCGCCTCCTCGGCTGGGACATAACCCGGAAGGCGGCGCCTCCGGTAACGCATCCGGTGAACGACTTCAGTCGTGGCTGGTGGCCGACTATTCGCGAGCCATTTACCGGCGCATGGCAACGCAATCTTGAGCTAACCAACGAATCGGTTTTGACCTATCACGCGGTCTATTCATGTGTGTCGCTTATTGCTTCGGACGTTTCTAAATGCCGGTTGAAATTAGTACAGCAAACTGAATCCGGCATCTGGAAAGAATTTAGTTCTGGTGCATTCTCGCCGGTCATTCGCAAGCCAAATCATTATCAGAACAGAATCAAATTTTATGAACAATGGGTGATGTCAAAATTGCTGATGGGGAATATGTATGCGCTGAAGGCGCGTGATGAGCGCGGCGTTGTCGTAGCCTTATATATTCTTGATCCGGCACGGGTTAAGGTGTTGATCGCGAGCGATGGCTCGGTCTGGTATGAACTGAATCGCGATAATCTTAGCGGTTTAGACAGCGACCTCAACATCACTGTCCCTGCCAGTGAAATCATTCACGATGTAATGACGCCACTCTATCATCCGCTGTGCGGCGTCTCGCCTCTGACCGCCTGCAATATTCCCGCAGCGCAGGGCCTTGCCATCCAAAACAATTCAGGGAAATTCTTTTTGAACGGCTCTATGCCGGGCGGCATTCTTACTGCGCCCAGTCATATCGATGATGAAACAGCAGCACGGCTTAAGCTCCATTGGGACCAGAAGTTCAGCGGAAATAATGTTGGCAAGATTGCCGTGCTCGGTGATGGCCTTAAGTTCGAACAGCTTTCAATTCACGCGGTAGATGCGCAGTTGATCGAGCAGTTGAAATGGTCGGCTGAAACAGTTTGCTCTACCTTCCATGTGCCACCTTTCATGGTCGGCGTAGGTGCGGCGCCTGCTTATAACAATATCGAAGCACTGAATCAGCAATACTACTCGCAATGCCTGCAGAAGTTTTTTGAATGCATCGAGCTTTGTCTGGATGAGGGGCTAGGGCTCACTGAAGCTGGCGGCACAACTCCTTATGGTACCGAATTTGATCTTGATGATCTGCTGCGCATGGACACTCGCACGCTGGTTGAAGCGGAGGCGCGGGCCGTTGGCGCTGGCATCAAATCCCCGGACGAGTCACGTAAGCGGTTGAATCTTGGTCCGGTCAAAGGCGGACAGACACCGTATCTGCAGCAACAGAATTATTCACTTGCCGCACTGGATGAACGTGATCGCGGTGAAAATCCTTTTGGTAGCAACAAGCCGGAGCCGACGCCTGCCGCGCAACCTGCTGAGCCCCCTCCGGAGGAACCGGAAGCAGAGAAAGATGACGTAGCAAAGCGACTGGTTATGGCCTTACAGGCGAAAATAACTCATGAAGCCAGCATCGCAACTTGAGATTGATCACACCGCCGATGTTCTTTGGAGTGTGATGAAAACCTACCTTGCCACCACAATGGCAACGCAGGCGCTGGAAATAAAACAATTGAAGGAGCAACTGACTTCGCTGGTGGAGCGGGTCAAGGTTGCTGAAGCCATCACGCTTGTCCATGGCAAGGACGGCGCCGATGGTCTGCCCGGCAAAGATGGTGCGCCCGGTCTTGATGGAAAAGACGGCGCCGATGGTCTTAATGGCAAAGATGGTGTTGACGGTATCAATGGAAAAGATGGTGCGGACGGAGCACAAGGTGAACCCGGCTCGACGGGTCGCGACGGGATCGACGGGATACATGGCAAGGACGGCAAGGATGCAGAGCCGGTAGATATGGAAACGGTGCTGGCCACGGTGAAAGAGGAAGTTGTTTTGTGGCTGGAAGCTAATCCGCCGAAGGATGGCGCTCCGGGTCGTGATGGGATTGATGGAATGCACGGCAAGGACGGTGAAATTGGATTGACTGGCAAGGAAGGAATAGCGGGGCGAGATGGTATGCCGGGTCGCGATGGTATGCCGGGACTTAATGGCAAGGACGGCGCTCCCGGCTTGCCCGGTAAGGATGGCGCGGACGGATTGAGCTTCAAGGAGGCGATCCGGTTCGAAAGCGACCGTCAGTATGGTTTCGATCTGGTTTGTGCGGACGGCTCGATCAATGAGCTTCGGTTTGATAAAGGCACCTTGGCCGATACTCATTTTGGTATCTGGAAAGAAGGCCATTATTTGAAAGGCTCAATCACGACCTACGCTGGCTCGTTGTTTCTTGCTTTCAAGGATACCGATGGCAAGCCGGAGGTTTCGCCGGACTGGAAGCTGATCGTTAAGCGTGGCCGTGATGGCAGGGACGGCAAGGCTGGAGCGCCCGGTGTTCGTGGCGAGCAAGGCTTGCGAGGCGAAAAGGGCGAACGCGGGTTCGGTGGATTATAAAAAATGGGAACACGTATCATCGTTCCGCCAGCGAGCTATCCGGTCTCACTTTATGAAGCCAAGAAGCACGTCAATGCTTATGACTTTGATGATGATGATGAAATTATTAACCTGTATATTCGAGCTGCTACGCTTAACGCGGAGAATTTTACTGGCCGTGCTTTTATAGAACAGACGATAGACTTCTACCTTGACGGGTTTCCGGCAAATCAGAACTACATTGAAATTCCCAAACCACCGTTAATCGAGTTTGGTGGGGTTTATTACAGTGAAGGCGCAGATGCCGAGTCTGAGTTTGATGCTGGTTCTTACACAATTGATTATGCGAGTCAGAAGGCACGGGTGAGTAGTTCGGCTTGGCCAATGACTACGTCGTTTCCTAATTCGGTTCGGATGCGCTATCGCGCGGGCTATGTGGCGGATGCGGAAGCGTCTCCTTTAGTGGCAGCGGTCCCGGCGGATATTAAGGCGGCAATCCTGCTTATGGTCGGTACGCTATATGCGCAACGCGAAACGGTGGTAGTGGGCGCAGCGGTTAACGAGATGCCGTGGTCATCGGAGCATCTGCTGCGGCCCTATAGGGTTCACACATCGATCGGATGATGGACTGGTTGCCGGACTGGAGCGAGGAGGTTGTTGCGATTGTTGCGTCTGGTCCATCTGTAACCAGCGATACGGTCAATAAGCTGCAAGGGAAGTGCCGGGTTGCGGTCGTCAATAACTCCTATCAACTCGCTCCATGGGCTGATCTACTTTATGCGGCGGACGCGGATTGGTGGAGGGAGCACAAGGGTGCGAAGGAGTTTGGCGGATTAAAAGTAACCTGTAAGCCGGATACTGCGGTTGATAACGGAATATGCTTTGTAAATCTTTTTGGCCCTTTCGATACCGATCAAGATAGGATTTTAATGGAGCCTAAAGGGACGATAGGACGCGGCGGCAATAGCGGCTTTCAATTGATCAATATCGTTACACAGGCAGGTTGTAAGAAACAGATATGGATAGGCTTCGACTTTCAAGGCGAGCACTGGCACAGTCGGCATCCGCGTCCGATGAAAAATCCTTCGCAGCGGACGCTGGACAAATGGTGTGTTCGTCTAAATGGTCAGGCGCCCATTCTGATCGGGCTTGGTGTACGTGTCCTGCTTGTTTCGGAAAATTCAGCGTTGACTGCTTTCAAAAAGGTGAAGGAAGTTGAAGACGCTTTCGCTGAATTTGGTTTGTAACTTTGATGCCGCTGAATTGTTTATTCGCGAGGCGAAGTTGGCGCACGATAACGGGGACTTGAATCGATGCATGGCGTCAATAAAGCTGGTAGCGATAGCGTTGAACATATCCGGGGAGCCACGAATGGAAAAACTATTTCCGTTCGAAGCGGAAATAAAGGACTTGGAGACAGCCTCTATCTCCAAAGTGTAGTTCGGTATTTCGTCCAACAAGGTTATTACGTCGAAGCTTGCAGCCGGTGGCCGGAGCTTTTTATTCCGTTAAAGGATCGTGTGAAGGTTATCCCGTTTAGGCGGGATAACATTGATCGCATCGCGCATTATTCGGTACGGATGCAGCACGGCTCGAACACAGATCAGTTTGTTGATTGCTGCATACAGGCGGACATTAAAGAGCCGGTTGAATTGAGGCTGGACTGGAAGATACTAAATCCCAGTCTTATTAATTTTATTAAGAAGGAAGCCAAGGGGAAACCGATTGTACTGGTGCAGATTCCACGAGAACCAATGGCCCGCAAAGATAACTGGGCAAGGGATTTGCTGCCAATAGAAGAAGCCTACAACAAAGCGATTGCTGCGGTGTCAGATCGGGCATTAATCGTTCAAGTTGGTAACAAAGATTATCCGGTTTATGATCTGAAAAATGTTGACGTTGATTTGTCCGATAGGACCAGCATCAGCGATCTGCTCGATCTAGCTATGACCTGCGACGCAATGCTCGGTTATGTTTCATATTTTGTGCCGCTGGCAGAATCGTTTGACAAGAAACTGCTTTGCGTCTGGGCACGGAAGGGGTTGGTGTCGCGGACAGAATATCTGCGCAAGCTCACACCACATAAGATATTTCATAAGCGTTCGTGCAGTGCGGTGATGGATGACGATAGCGGGGATAAAATTGCAGAAGCAGCGCGTGCGCTTCTTGGATAGGGCAGAGGTTACGAGCTTCTTCACAGACAAGACGGTTGCGGTCGTCGGCTCCGGTCCGGGAGTGCTAGACAATGAAGAAGGCTTCATCGATGGACATGACGTTGTATTGAGGGTTAATAATTATCAAACCTTTGCCGCAACCGGTTATCGATGCGATGTTTATTATTCCTTTTTTGGAAACTCGATTCGGAAGTCCGCTGAAGACCTGCAGGCCGATGGCGTTAAACTTTGCATCTGTAAGTGCCCTGACGCCCACGTTATAAATTCTGATTGGCATCAGCGAAGAGGGAAGATGCAAGGAGTTGATTTCCGCTGGATATATCAGATGCGGAGAAATTTTTGGTTTTGTGATACCTATATCCCGTCTGTAGAAGAGTTCATGGCGACGTTTAATCTTCTAGGACAGCATGTGGCAACGACTGGATTTGCTGCCATTCTGGAGGTTTTGTCGTTTACTCCAAAAGCGGTTTATCTAACCGGCTTCGACTTTTTTCGTTCCGGGATTCATAATGTGGATAAGGTTTGGCGTAAGGGCGATCCTCGCGATCCGATTGGACACAGGCCAGAGTTGGAGCGGTTATGGTTGCGGGACAATTACAAAAAACATCCGATCACTATGGACGCAGTGATGATGAACCTGATGGGTCGGATAACGTGAGTTTGTTTGAGTACAAGGACAGGCTCTACCCGGAATATATAAAGCACGGCAATGCCTGCCAGTTCATCACACCGTTTGCGCTGCAGTTCTGCAAGGGAAGAGGCTTAGACATTGGTGCTGGCAAATGGCCGTTGCCGGGAGCTATTCCGGTTGATCAGGATGATGATGTTTATCACGCGATGAATTTGCCTCCGGTTGGTGCCGTTAATTATATTTTCTCCAGCCACTGTCTTGAGCACTTAGCCAACCCGGTCGCGGTGTTGGAGTATTGGCTGGATAATTTGCTGCCCGGAGGCGTTTTGTTTTTGTATCTGCCGCATCCGCACATGGAGTATTGGTTGCCGCAGAATAACCGGAAGCATCTTCACACTTGGATGCCAAGGGTGATGGCCAAGATGGTGAGTGACTTGGGGTTCATTAACGTCATTCACAGTGAACGCGATCTAGCTTGGAGCTTCGCAGTGGTAGGAGTTAAGCCTTGACGATTGATAATAATTTCCGCTGGCTGATGAATGAGAATGCGGACCATATTCACAAAGACCCACAGTTGTCCGCGATCTTCCATCACTTTGGTGCGGATGCTTTCCGAAGGTCTAGTGGAGTGGAGTTGTTTGAACCCTTTTTGCAAAGGATAAAGTTCAGAGGCGACCGCTGCGTTGAAATTGGTACCTACAACGGGATCACAGCTATCATTCTTGCGCGCTACTTCAAGGAAGTCGTGTCATTTGATATTTTCCCTTACACAGCGAAGCGGGCGATTGCAGAATTTGCCGGTGTCACCAACGTCAAGTTTGTTGATGTGAGGGACAATGAAGAGAAGGCGCAGATCATAAACAATCTGGAATTTGACGCGGCTTACTCTGACGGTGATCACGCTAACGATGCTCAGTTTGATTTTGATCTGTTGAAGAAATGTCGGCGGGTTCTGTTTCACGAGTATTGGGACATACAAGAGCCGGTATATGATCTCGTTAATTCTTTGAAGCAGAAGAGTGGCAAGGTCATCATCGATGGAAAGTTTGCCTATTGGGAAGGCAGGAAATGATGGATGGAGTTATCGCGCAATTTGAATCCGTTGCGGATAACGATCTGACGTTGTGCCCCTATGATGGCGTGGCGTATCAGACAGACATGACCGTCACCGCCGCCTATGACGCGGATTACTTCAACAAGTGCGCGGGCTATGAGGACAAGGATATTGCGCTAAAGATCAATGCGGGTCGCATTGCACTTGTGAACGAATATGCCGGGGCGGATGTGAATGTTCTGGATGTTGGAATTGGGTCGGGCGAGTTCATTAAAAAGCGGCGGCATACTTTTGGCTTTGATGTTAATCCTGTGGCTATCGACTGGTTAAAATCCAGCGGTCTATTCGCCAGTGACTTCAAACAGTTTTCTGCTTTTACGTTTTGGGACGTGATCGAGCACGTTGAAAGTCCGGCTTCCTATTTTTGCCAGATGCCTGACGGTTCTTTTCTGTTTGTCAGCATTCCGATCTTTTCCGATGTGCTGAATATCCGGCATTCGCGGCACTATCGTCCGGGCGAGCATCTGTATTATTTCACGGAGCTTGGATTTGTGAGTTGGATGGAGCTATATCGATTCAAGCTGCTGGATCGGCAGGACTTTGAAACCAAGGCCGGGCGTGATCACATCCTAAGCTTTGCTTTTCGGAAGCGGTGGTGAGGATGCCTCGGATCATTATGCTTCGGGACTGGGAATTCAAATTCAACAATCAATGTCTTGCAGTATATAAAAAGGGCCAAGAGTATCTAGTTGTAACGCGATGCGCCGATGCCGCTGTTAGAGCCGACGCTGCCATAAGGAAGGAGGATTATTTGAAATGCCAGCCGCAGCCGGACAATTAAGTGACCGTCTTGAATTCTACAAGAAGGTTGAAGCGTCAGAGGATGCGCTGCGCAATAAAGAGCGCGTGTGGGAGCTACAATTCACTATCGCGGGCAGGGTTGTCCAGCGGATCGGTGGCGAAACGGTTTTACAAGCTAGGTTAAGCGGACAGAACATTGCCTCCATAACGATCCGGATGACGGCCCAGACCAAGTATGTCACGTCAGACTGGAAGGCGGTTAATGTGCGCTCCAATGATGTTTGGAATATCCGTAGCGCGGTGCCGGATGAAAAGAAAAGGTTTGTTGAAATTCTAGCGGAGCGTGGAGTGCCAACATAATGGCAAACGATGTCGCGGTTGTTGAATCTTGGTTCAAGTCCATGCCGTTCAAATTGCAACGTGCATTGGCTCAAGATTTGCGACGCATCGCAGATAATCTTTCTGACGCGATCAAGAATGCTACACCCGTGGATACGGGTGCTCTGAAAAACAGTGTTCGCGTTCGGCGTGGTCGGCATACTCTTGAATACTTTGTTGAGGCCGGAGGCCAAAATACTTGGGAAAATCAATATGGTGCGGGTGAAGGCGCTCAGGCGAGATATGATTATTCTCTTGCGATTGAATTTGGAACAAAGAAGATGGAGGCGAAACCATTTTTCTATAAGACATATCGTGATCGTCGTGATGCCATGCGTGAGGAAATTGCGCAGGCTGTTTATGAAGCGAGCGGAAAGATATGATCGATCCGTCTCTTCTAGTTTCGGCGGCAATTATTGATCGGTTAAAGTCCGATGCTGGTGTGATTGCTATCGTTGGTCAGCATGTGTTTGACGTAGTGCCGTCCGGTGTGGACACGCCATATATCACGCTCGGTCAGCCGCAGGTTCTTCCGGATCGCACAGGGTGCGAGTCCGGGGCAGAAATATCCATTGGTATTAACGGATGGACCACAGGTCCAGAGTCAGTAGCTAGTCGTCAGCTAGGCGCGGCAATCGTCGCCTCGATTGATGAATATGAATTGGTAATGACTGGGCATCGCACCGTGCTGTGCGAGCTAGAGCAAAACCAATATCTGGAAGACCCAGATGGAATAACAAAACACTCTGTAGCAACTTTTCGAATCCTAACTGAACCCACATAGGAGGCTGTCAATATGGCCAAGCCAACTACAATCTCTGCCGCGAAGCTGACGATCTGGCTCGGTTCAGACGCCAGCCCGCAAATCTTCACCAGCCCTTGCGGACTTACCACGAGGGGCATTCAGTTCGCTAAAGAAACGAATGACGTGACGGTGCCGGACTGCGACAACCCGGACGATCCGGCATGGATTGAGCGCGTGGTTCGCTCGTTCTCTGCCAGCGTCAGTGGTAGCGGCGTGCTGGCGAAGGAGGCACGCGATGATTGGTGGGACTTCTTCCTGCTTACCGGTTCGCGCGAATGCCGCGTGATCCTGAATGATCCGGGTTGGGGTCGTTGGGATGGCAACCTGTTCCTGACGGCGCTCAACATCAACGGTGAGATTGGCAACAAGGTCAATGTCGATGTGACGTTCCAGAGCGATGGCGCGTTGGTCTGGACGAATGTGCCATAATGGCGGCAGTCGGCACGGTTCGATTGATCTGGTCTGGCGGTGAAGATGATTTCTGCGCTGCCAAGATCGGGACGCTTCTTGCCATTGAGGATCGTTGCGGCTCCGGTGTTGGTGCGGTTTATCAACGCATCGTTGATGGTAGCTGGAAGGTCTATGACATTTCCGAAGTCATTAGGCTGTCCCTGATCGGCGCTGGGATGAGTGCCGAGGATGCCAAGAAAAAAACAGACGCGCATGTTCTGCAAAATCCGAACGGGCTGGCGCCAAGCCTTCTTGTTTCTATGCGGGTGTTAGAGGCTGCATTAGTAGGCGTGCAGGACGACCCCGTGGGAAAAGCGGAAGCGGAAGGGGAGGAGGAGTCTCCTTCTTCCGCGAAGAAGGAAGGCTCCACCGGTCAATCATCTACGGATTTTGTGCCTTCCTCAAATGGACACCAAGAACCGTTGACGAGTTGACGCTGTGGGAGTTAAGCGCCGTGATCGACGGCTGGAACAGATCGCAGTCTGACGGTAAACCTCCGATTGAGCCTATGTCTCCAGAAGAGTTTGATGAAATGGTCGAGCGGCATCGACCAATAGCCAACGCTACGGTGCATTGAATGGCGGCTCCAACCTTACGTATCCCGGTTGCGCTTGATCTGTCTGAGATGAAAAATCAGACGGCTGAAGCGGCGAAGGCTGTTACGAGCGGCGTTGATAATATCGTTAAGGTGTTCGGGCGTGCGAATGATCAGCTAAACAAGGTTCAGCTTGGCGTCACGCCTATGAAGCTGCTGTCAACTTCTTCGAAGGTGACTTCGGTTGCGCTGGAAGGGGTGGCTACAGGATTGTCTGCGGTCGGTAATGCCGCCGGAGAAGCCAGCAAGGTTGTCCCGGTACTAGGGGCGGTAAGCACGGCGGCAAATACAGCAGCCATTGCCGCTACCGGATTGAGTAAGGCGGCCACTGGTGTCGGCGCGGCGTCCGTTGTCGCTGGCACTTCGTGGAAATCTCTTTTGCTTGGCTTCTCGGTCGCTGCTGGCACGTTTTATCTTTTATCGAAGGCGATCCAGACTGCGCGCGAACAACTGGAAGAGATGGTCAAGATCGGAGAGAAGGCCGGAAATGTTGGTGTCAGCCCGGAATTTTTTCAGCAGTTCACCAGAGAAGCTGACAAGGCGCGCGTGTCAGTCACCGTTTTAGAAGGAGCATTGAAGAATGCATTTGAGGCGACGAAGGCACAGCCTCTTATAGATTCATCTAAGTGGGATTTTGGAACGGAAAAAATCCATGAGACTGAAAAGCTTTTGCGTATCTTGAATGCGGAAGGCGGGAAATTAGAAGAGCTAGAATTATTCCGGAATGCCCCGGATCAGAACCAGAAGATTGAAGCTGTTTTGAAGGCGATGATTAAACTGGAAGAACAGGGCCGGAATATTCAAGCCCTTCAGGTTGGTGAGTCTTTCTTCGGGAAGGAATTCGCTGATAGTCTTAGAAAAGGAGAAACCAGCGCGACAAAGATGCTCCAGACTATTCAGGAAACGCAAAAAGCTGGCTCTGGTATTTTCTCCGATGAGATGGTCAAGCAGGCCGAAGAGGTTGATAAGAGATTAAAGGTTGCGCACACCACACTTACAAGGGAGTTGCGTCCGGTCTGGAATGATCTGGCGAACACAATTCTGTTTATCAAAAATTCTTGGTCCAGCATTGTTGAGTTGATTGCTGAAGCGGCGAAGCTGGCTAACAGTTTTGATCTTGCTCTCAAGAAAGAACGGTTGGAGAAAGTACAAACCGCAATAGCAACCGGTGAAAGCACCATTGCTGGTATTCCAAGAGTGCCTGAAGGTGTGCGCTCCGCTTTGGGAGCTACACAGACAGTGCAGGACAGGCTGATAGCTGAGCGGGACCAGCTTCAAAAGGAAATTGCAGCGGCTGAAGCTCAAGGGAAGCGTCCATTTAATATCGGTGTGGTCCGTCCGCCTGCTGGTCTGCCGACTCGTAAACCAGAGCCGGGCGCAGGTGATGGTCGTGATCGGCTGCAAACGTCTGCTGAGGCAATCGAGAAGCGAACGGCTGCGCTGAATGCAGAGACCGGCGCGATTGACCTTGGTACTGAGGCAAGGGAGCGGGCGAAGATAACGGCGGAGCTAGAGACGATTGCGGTTCAACTTAACACCGCCGCCGGTGAAGAGAACACTGCTGTCAATGAGAAGCAGCGCGCAACCATAGATCGGGTGGCGGAAGCTTATGGCAAAGCGGCGAAGGCGGCGGAAGATGCCCGTGGTCCGTTGCGTTCGTTCATTCGAGAAGGGGCGAATGTAAACAAGCAGCTTGAAGAGGTAGCGGTCAAAGGCTTGCGCGGTTTGGAAGATGCGCTGTTCGACATTGTTACTGGAGCGGCTACCGCGCAGGAAGCTTTCAAGAAGCTAGCTGATGCTATGATTGCTGACCTGATCCGCTTGAGCATTCGACTAGCAATAAACAATGCGCTGATGGCGGTAATGAATGGATTGTCCGGCGGTGCGTCCGGTGTAATTTCAAGTGGTGCTGGGTTTGTTTCCGCCAAGCCACCGATGTTTGCTGAAGGTGGTTTCCTTGGCGCTGGCAAATGGGGCATCGCGGGAGAGAACGGACCGGAGTTGATCAAGGGACCGGCGCAGGTTGTCTCGAATGCTGATAGCTTTGGTGGTGGCCCTAGCTTTACCTATGCGCCGATGATTGATGCTCGCGGTGCTGACGTGGCTGCGGTATCAAAGCTTGCGCAAATTGTTGCCCGTGATCGCATGGAGTTTGAATCGCGTGTCAAGATGATCGTTCGCGAGCGACCGGGAAAGCGTTGGTAAATGGCCCTTACCGCACCGCTTTCAATTCTGCCGGAGTTTCCCGGATGGACCACGGACTTCGATCCGGAATTCCGGCAGGAAACATCGCGTGCTGCTGGTGGCCGGACTTACGTCAAAGACCTTGGCCCATCGCTGTGGCGGATGAGCGCGCGTTCTAAACTATTATCACCAAACAATCTGGATTATTGGCGCGGACGGTTACAGGCTTTAGAGAATGGGCTGACAACTTTCCGAGGCTACTCACTGGCAAGGACTTATCCAATCCGGTATCCGAATGGCTCTTGGCCGACTGGTGGATCATTCAACGGGCTAACAGCGAACCTTAATACCATCGATGCAAACAGAAAGCTTATTACTGTTTCTGCCTTACCTTCCGGCTTTGTTTTGTCGGTAGGCGATATGATCCAGATCGGGACGACCGATCTTCATCGTGTCATGGAGACTGCGACGGCTGGTGGTGGTGGTGTGACGCCATCTTTTGAGGTTCGGCCGCATATTTGGCCGGGTGTTACAACCGCAACAGTTTCAGTTAAGAGACCGTCTTGTATCATGGCTATCGTAGCCGGGAGTATAAACACAGTCTCGGATATTTCAGGTTTTGGTTCTGTAACCTTTAGTGCCATAGAGGCTCGCGAGTAATGGTACGATCCCTATCCGCTGGAATTTTGTCGGCGTTGGCGCAGCGGCGTTTGGTGGCTAGAGATTTCTTGTGGCTCATCGCTCGCAACCGTAGCACTGGCGCTCCAGTGCCGGATGGTTACTGGTCGGATGTAGGGACGATTACAGTTTC